TAATCCGTCCTTGCTCTTTGTGCAGATGCAAAAATCTTATTTTGTAAACTCTCCGTAGTTTGTAATTCGTCATTCATCATGTCAAGACGAGCGTTTGTTGTCGCAACCGTGTCCGACATACTTAATACTGCTTTCAATCCTCTAAAACCTGCATAAGCAGTCACTATCCCTGATATTTTACCAGCCAATCCTGATGCTGCGCCACTCCCATTACTAATTTCATGATTAAAATTGCGCTGCTCATTGGTGGCCCGCCGTATATTTTCTTCTGTTTTATTTATTGATTCGGCCACTTGGCTCAAACTTTGTCTGGCTTGCTGTATACCAGATATATCTATTGCTGATCCCGATACTTTCTGCATACGCTCAAAACTATTGATAACAATATCCATTGTTTTAAGCATATTACGCAGGGGAGCTGTCATTTGGTCCTGCAATCTAATTGCCGTTTGTATCGTGGCCATAATAGTACCTCCTTTCTTAAATAAGATATAAAAAAGCACTGTGCAGAAATACACAGTGCTTCTAAGTATTTATATTATATATGCCTAGTTAAGAGTGAATTCTAATTTCTTTGTGCCCGATGTAATTTGTAGTATTTTGGGTTGTGAACCGTCTACAACTGACATTGGTACATCAAACGCCACATTGCCTGTTGCAGATGATAGCGGATTTAGGCTTTTGTTATGCAAATCATTATCATATCCAAGCAAGTATGTTGCAGAATATTCATATTGACCATCATATATTATTTTTGCAGATGTTTTGTCACCATATACAACCATCGGTAAAAATTCATCGGCACTTTTTCCGTTATTCTTAACAGTCAATGTTACTACACCATACTGATTTCCATCTTCCGGAGAAAAACTACCGTATGTATTTGGTATTGTTTCTAAAAACTCAAACTTTTCAAGAGTGATTTCCCAATCGCCTAATGTACCAGTACTTCCTACTTTGAGTGTTCCTTCTGATGTTTTATCGGAAGGTACTGCATTTCCGACCTCGGCAGCGCTGTTGTTCTCTTGAGATGTATTTTTCTCACTCCCACAACCCACTAATGCGGCGGATACTACAGCACAAGCAGCTAAAATTAAAAATGCTTTTTTCATAATTCTTTCTCCCTTTAAATATGATATTTTACATTATATAACAAAATCGGAAGATAAGCAATTATTTGTGCTTAGACTTGATTTTAGCTTTGTCCTTTTTGTCTTGTACCGCTTTTATCTCAATGGCAGCGATTACAAAAGCTTGTTCTCGCTTTGACAATGTTAAAAACTTGGAGGGCTCCCAATGTAATTTGTGGAGACAATAATAAGCAATTACTGACTCAGGATCGTCTCCATTGATTAGTTTTTTGCTTCATCAACCAAATCCTGCGTTGTAATATCAAATCCATTAATCTCCTGCACTTTGTTTAGTAATGCGGCATACTCCCCAGACTTTAGCATTTTCTTTAATAAGTTGTCATCACCCATTACTCCGTAGCTATTTTGTAGTTCTGCATCAGTTAGATCAGGATATACCACACACATAGACGCCATTTTTCCAACATATTGGTTTGTGTTTAACTCTTGTTGATATGTGCCCTTTTTACCTAATACAGGTACTTTTTTTGTACAACTGATTCGTAATTGTTCGTCTTCATCAGCAGAGATTGTTTTTAATTTCCAAGTGATTGGATTGCCTTTGCTGTCCAGAAAACGATTTGAAGGTATAAACTCAAATAATTCATCTTGTGCTACGTTTTGCGCTAAAAACGCTGTTAATGTATTTTCCATTTATTTCATCAACCTTTCTATTGTTCCATACCTTGTAACAACTTAAATTGTTCAGGAATTTCAAAATCTTCAAATGTGAAGTCCATGTCTTCATCCAGGTACTCTGCATCTGCATCAAATTTTGCAAGAATACCACCGTCAACGTTGCAATCTTTTAAAATTACAGTTTGTCTTCCTACAGCACTGGTTGGATCCTCGTTTGTCACTTGAATATCAAAGTAAACATCTTCCCCAGTCTCTTTATATCGATACATAAGCATACGAAAAACACTGGTATTATAGTGAAAAGTCGCGGATCCTGTACCAGTCCAACCTGTAGCTTTATTGCCTTTTCCGGTTTTCCCTAAGATTGGTACTTCCGTCTTATTTTTCTCAAAGTTAGCCTCAAGGTTAATGGCTTGCATTAAGTTATAGCGCTTTCCTTCCAGAGTTACATAACACTCTGCCAATGACGCGCTAACGGTATCTTTTGCATGCATAACATTTCTTGCCATTCTTTTTGTCCTCCTTTTAGTTTACTGTCACTGTCATGTATAAGTGAGTCATGGCGTCGATAGGCTTTACCATATCAGTTACAACGATGGACTGTCTGCTATCTCCTTGTGCCACCACAAGATTGCTGGTATCAAAAGCATCAATAGCTTGCAATCTTTCCAGTTCTTTATGGTGATCTACCAGGGCACTCCAAAAACTTGTACGACCACTTTCGTTATTTTGAATCTTACCTAAAAATCTATTGTTAAAAATAAGAGCTGTATCAACTGCAATTTGGTCTAATACTCGGATGACTTGATTTCGAGAAAAATCTTTTCCTTTTTCATTTGTGTGAGTAACCAGGGTATTAATATCATCAAGCACTCTTCCACCATTACCTACTCGGTGCAAAATATATTTTCCGTTTTGCAATGCGTCTTCCAATTGTTTTTGAGTGTAATCCATTTTCACACTATACTCGCCATCGTAAATTTCATTTGTTGTAGATTTATTTACAGCACATCCTGCTTGTAAGCCAGCTACCCAGTACACCAAATCAGATACTTGTGCGTCTGAATCCGCAACGTCATTTTCAACACTTATGATACCTTCATAGTCTGCAGTGTTATACTGATGTAAAACCGTTTGAAACTTCACTCCCACTTCATCTCGTAAGCGCTTTGTAAACGCAGCAAACAGCTTTTTAATTTCTGTTGTTGTAGCTGGACAAGCAAGAATATTGAAGCTGTAGGATTCAATTTTATCTAAAAAGCTTTGATATTCAGTACCTGTTACCTCGCCGCCATTGGTACCACCGGACATTGATGTGCCAGCATCTGCCTCTAAATTTAAACCGGGTGAAAATTTCACAAAGTCATTATCTTTGATTTCTGCTTTTGTAATTGCAATTTGCTCATCTACTACTACATTATCAAAGACTGTTTTTACGTCAAACTTTGAAGGTTCATCCACGTTGGTTGCTACAGAAATACGGATCTTATTACCTAAAGCACCGGTGCATTTTGCAGTTCCGTATTTATTAGTAGCTGCCACCCCTTTGTTTAGCTTATAAAAATATGCAGATTTTGCATGCAAAAACAAATCTCTGATGCCTTTCAATTTTGCATGGTTGTATGGGTACCCAAAGATTTTCAACGATTCATTTTGAAGCATTTCTGATGTTACCTCAAAAACA